ACGGTGGTGGGCGCCATCAACCAGGCCTACGACGCGGTGGAGACCATCGGCCAGAACCTGGTCAGCGAAATGGACGACGACAAGAAGGTTACCACCTTGGCCCAGGTGGAGACCCTGGACAACGACGTGGAGCGGGTGCGCGAGACGGAGGACTTCCCCGAGATCGGCGCCGGCGAGAGCACCGTCGAAATCCGTCACCGAAAGAACGGCCGCAAGCTGTCGATCAGCGTCGAGGCGATCCTGGAGAACAACCTGGGCGACATCGTCAACCGGGTCAACAAGCTGGGCGAGATCGCCGCGGAGTGGATCGAGGAGCTGACCCTGGCCCGGGTGACCGACCACTACGGCAGCGCCGCCAGCGGCAGCGAGCCCTACGTCTATCGCCCCGAGGGGACCGGCACGGCGCTGTATTCGGCCACCGCCAACACCCCGGGAACCCGCGCGCCTTCCGGCACGCGCAAGGAGAGCAATGCCTTCGCCGACTACACCGACCTGGAAGCGGCCCGGCAGCTGCTCGCCACGATGAAGAACGAGCGCGGCCGTCGCATCGCGGTGCCGCGCTCCCAGATCGCGCTGCTGGTGCCCGACGCGCTCATCGACAAGGTGGCCCGGGTGCTCAACAGCGAGATGACCCCGGGCGTGGAGAACGAGGTGTCGAGCTGGGGCCCGCGGGGCATGTTCCATGTGCCCATCGAGCGCGTCTACTCCAGCCCCAAGCTGGACGACCTGTCCGCCAGCGCCTGGTACTACGGTGCCTTCCGGCGCCAGTTCGTGCGCAAGTGGAAGATGCGCTACGAGATCGTGACCCTCGGCATGGACACCCAGGCCTACCTCAACAGCCAGATCGCCTTCCAGGCGCGCATCGCCTGGGACTGCGAGGTGGGTGCCACGGACTACGTGTACGTGGTTCAGAACCTCAGCGGCACCACTGCCCCGGCCGACGAGTAATCCGGCATGTTCCCGTCGTAGGGGCGGCCGGCCGGTCGCCCCTACGCGCCCAACGGAGGATTCCGACATGCGCAAATACCTGCTCATCCTATGTGCCCTGGCGCTCATCGCCGGGCCGGCTGCCGCCGAGACGGTCAACGTGCACCCCTATGGCACGGCAACGCCCAAGATCTACGATTTTTCCGTCGGCGCCATCGGCAGCTATTACCTGGATATTCCGACCCTCAGCGCCAACGATACCATATGCGGCCTGGCCGCGACCCAGACGCTGACCAACAAGACGCTGACCAGCCCGACGGTGACAACGCCGACAATCACCAGCCCGACGATTACCGGCAGCGCCGCCGGCGCCGTGCCCATCGTGGTGCAGCAGGGTTACACGCAGTTCAGCCATTCAGAGGCGACCACGGTAGACGTCACCGGCGCGGCCCTAACCCTGGCCGACGGTTATTTCACCGAGGGCAAGACCTATCGCATCACGGCCGGCGGCACCGTGACGGGCATCAACGGCGCCGTCACCGTGGCCCTGTACCTTGAGGACGGCGCGGTGTGCACCATGACCACCGGGTCGGCGGCGGCCGGCGACTGGATGGCAGAGTTCACCATCACCTCTACCGGGGCCGCCACCCAGCGCATCGTGGGTCACCTGATCGCAGGCGGTGGAACGGACATCGTCAGTGACTACGCCGCGGACACCACCAACTCGGCCACCGCCGGCACCATCCCGCTGAAGCTGCAGGTGGGACTTGCCAATGCGGCCGACACCATCACCTGCGAGTACTGGTCCATCGAGCACTGGACCCTGACGGATTGATTACGCATGCCGCTCTCCGATCTCATCTCCGATTGCCTGGCGCTGGCCTATGACACGGACTACGGCGCCGAGGCGGCCGTGCACGAGGCCGCGGCCACGGGCACCGATACCGCCTGCACCGTGGTGCGTGACGAAAGCGAGGGGGACGAGTACCGCGGCGGGGATACCTTCGGTATGCCGGCCCGGATCCGGGTGCGCACCGCCGAGGTGACCGCCGTTGCGACGGCCGACACCATCACCATCGGCTCGGAGGTCTATGAGGTGCTGTGGGCGCGCAAGAGCGCGGATGGGACCGAGTGGATCTGCGAGTGCAGCTTGAGATGATCGGACTGAGCCCGGTTGCAGCCGGGCCCAGCCCTGGCCGGATCGCGACAGGCGAACGAAGGACGCGGCCGGTTGACACGACTCCATAGCATAGGGCGCGGAGATTTCCAAATGACCGACATGGAGAAGCGGTTGGATACCATCGAGAAAAAACTCGACGGGATCAGATCGACGCTTTCGCAGATCGCTATCCAGAGAGACAGGATCGAGCGGCTGGAGCAACGGATGCATGCCATCTGGGAGAGATACGATGCGCTGGTGGGCCCGGAAGGAGCGTTGTCTAAGCTGAGCAACTTTCAGGCGAGTTGTCCGCGCGGGCAGATCCGGTGGGTGTGGATGACCTTGGTGCCGCTTATCTTCACACAGCTCGGCATCGGGCTGGCGCTGTTGAGGTGCCTGTGATGCAGCATCGCTTCGACAAGGCCATGGCTTTCGTTGAGCAATGGGAGGGCGGGTTCGTCAACGACCCGCGTGATCCGGGCGGCGCGACCAAGTACGGCATATCGCTTCGGTTCCTAAGATCCCTGGCCCCGGAGTTAGGGGACGTGGACGGTGATGGCGACGTGGATGCCGACGACGTGCTGGCACTGACGCCGGACAAGGCGCGCGATCTTTACCGGAAGCACTTCTGGGAGCCGTTGCAGCTTTCCATCGTTCCGGTGGCGGCATCCATGCTGCTGTTCGACACCGCTGTCAACATGGGAAGGTTGCGGGCTGTGCGGATCTGTCAGGAGACGCTGCGAACCTTCTGCCACCAGGTGGCCGTAGACGGCATCATAGGGCCTCAGACCCAGACGGCCCTGCGCCAGGTGTGCATGTACCACCCCGACGGCTTGGCGGACCGCTTCTGCCTGCATCGTTTGGATCACTATTCGGGAATAGTCGAGGCCAACGATGACCTGGCGCGATACATGCGCGGCTGGGTCAACCGGACCGTGGCGCTTGCCAAGACGGCGCGCAAGGAGGTGTGGTGATGGGCAATATCATCATCGGCAAATTGCTCCGGTTTGTCGGACGTCGTTTGGACGGCTACAAGACGACCATCGGAGGCGTGGGGATGATCCTTTCCGGATTGGCGGGATTGATCGGCTACATGTTTCCCGATCAACCGGATTTGCCACACATGGACATCGAGCAGGCCCTATTGACCATCAGCGGCGGCTTTGCGGTGCTTGGGTTGGGCGGCAAAGCTGAAAAGGTGAAGGCCGCCGTTTCCGGAAACACTCCGACCAGAGGTGGCGACCATTGAAACTGCATGATCGCTGGGAAATCGACCCGGTGCGCGAAAAAAAACCGTTTCGCGTCGGGATCACTATTCCGCTTGAAAGATCATGGTGGCGTCGGCAGCTGCAGAAGATGCGTGCCCGCGCTTGTTTTTGGAAGCAGCTTTCAGCCGCGATCGGTGGCCGAAAAGGTCTATGAGGAGACAAGCAAATGGAGAAAATCTTGATGGCATTGGCGTTGATTCCAAAGGTGATCGAGCTGGTGATAGCGGTGGAGAATATCTTCCCCGTCAGCGGCGCCGGCAAAGATAAGTTGGCGCTGATCAAAGAGTTTGTAATGGCTGCCTATGACGGCGCCCTGGAAATTTGGCCGATCATCGAGCGGGCCGTCAACGCCACCGTGGCGTTCTGCAACGCGCTGGGCATCTTCAAAACCAGCAAGCCGGCTGCCTGATGGACCCCTGCGACGAAGCCAGCCGGTTGAGTGAGCAGCACCTGGCCGCCTGCCTGGCCCGGCGCAGCAGCGCCGCCCTGATGGTCCGGGCGGACGGGCGCTGTGTGTGCTGCGGGAGGCGCATCCCGGAGGCCCGGCGGCTAACCGGGGCGGCAACCTGCATCAAGTGCCAAATCCAGATCGAGAGCGGGGAGCTGTGAAGATCATTATCAAGGACGACCTCAAGCGCCTGCGGCGCGAACTGACCGCCACGGCGCAGCACATCGAGCGGGCCAACCGCTCGGCCCTGGCCTCGGTGGGCAACGTCCTGCGCCTGGCCCTGGCGCGCTATATCCGCATGGGCGGAGAGGGGTGGCCGCGACGGCACTGGCTCTCGCGCTATATGACCGTGACCGACGAGCGGGAGGCGATCTTCCGCCGCAGGGCCGGCACGGATCGTCCCTACCTTTGGCTGGCGCGATTCGCCCGCTACCGCGTGGAGGACGCCGCCGGGCAGTCCGTTTACGGCTACGGCGGTGCCGGACGGGCCGCGGCCCGGGTGCGTGCCGGTTTCGGCAAGAGCAACCGCCTGCGGGGCGCCGCCGCGGCCGTCGGCAACTGGAACCGCACCCGGGCGGCCACCACCGCCGGCGGGGACCGCACTTTCGACGCCTTCCTGGAAAGCGTGGTGCACCAGGCAGAGCATGGCGAGCGGGTGCGGGTGACGGACAAGATGCGGCGGCACATCGGCGGCCTGATGCGCGCGGAGCGCGGCAAAAAGGCCTGGACCTTCCGCAAGTCGACCCACACGGTCTACATCCCGCGCCGGCCGATCCTCTCCCCGGTGTACCGCAAGAGCGAGGGCAAGATCGGCGCGCATTACCGATCACGATTTTTCGCGGCCCTGGAGCGCTACCAGACCGGCGCTAAAAAATCTTACGATGACAAGCCCGGGGACATCGCCCGCGGCCTGCTGGGGATGGAATGAGCGAGGCAACCGTCAGGGCCCAGATCAAGAGTACCCTGTCCGGCGTGTCCGGTATCGGCACGGTGCACGATTACGAGCGCACCAGCCGCAGTCCTGCCACCTACCTGGAGCTGATGCGCCCGGGAGGGGAGAGCGGCAGTCTGGTCAACGGCTGGACGATCCGCCGGCGTTCCACCATGAGCCAGCGGTCGAGCACCAACGTGCTGATCCGCCGCACCCATCGCTTCGAGATCAATGGCATCTACGGCCCAGTGGACGACGATGCGGCCAGCGAGAAAACCTTCCAGGCGCTGCTGGAGAGCATCTGGGCGGCCTTCAAGAGCGATTACACCGTCGGCGGCACCTGCGAGAACAGCGGCCAGATACAGATCGAGGACGTGGATTTCCTCGAATTTCACGAGACCCTCTACCATGTGGCGGCGCTCAGCATCGAATGCGTCGAACGCGCCACGGCATAACAAGGAGACCCAGCCATGCCTCTGATGACCCAGAACGCCGTGGTGGCCCTGAAGGCGGAAAGCGTCGAGGGGACCGCCGAGACCCTCACCGCCGCCGAGGCCATACTGGTCTACAACCCGGTCTTTACCCCGGGCATCGAGCGCCACGAGCGCTACCCGGTGCGCGGGGACCTGAGCACCATGAACCGCATCAGCGGCCGGCGCCAGGCCACGCTGTCGTTCTCCGTGGAGATCAAGGGCAGCGGCGCCGCCGGCACGCCGCCGGAGTTCGGCCCGGCGCTGCTGGGCTGCAAGATGGAGCAGACGATCGACGTGGGCGTATCGGTGGCCTACGCGCCGTGCAGCTCGGGAGACGACAGCTACACCCTGGCCCTCTACGAGGACGGCGTTTGCTACACGCTCTGGGGCGCCAGGGGGACCTTCACCATCGATCTCAACGCCGGCCAGGCTGGGATGATCAATTTCACCTTCACCGGCGCGGATTTCAGCGTTACCGACGCGACCCTACTCTCCGGCATGAGCTACGATTCCACGGTGCCGCCGGCCTTCCTGAGCGCATCCTTAGCTGTGCATGGCTACAGCGCGATCTGCGAGGCCCTGAGCCTGGACATCGGCAACGAGGTGGCGC